AGATCTCATTTTAAAGATGACTTACACTTTTGTTCAGCAGATCAAATATATTTGTATAAAAATACAGGGGATTGGAAATCATTTGGAGACAGATGCTTTGTAATGCCTTTAAAAAACAAAGACACTTTAAGATCACAAAAAGAGCAAGACCTTATTGGTATATTAAAAATAGGTAATAGTTCTTTAAAAGCGCTTAATATCAATCCAGGGGACACAGTAGGGTTTACACCCGGCAGTGAATGGGATTTTATAATAGACGATCAAAGAGTTTATTGTATGAAATCTAATGATATTGTAATTAAGTATGAACACAAAAGAAACCAAGAAGAATATAATCCTAGCTGGGCAAAAAGCAGTTAAGGAGTTAATTAAAGTGGCAGAAGAAAAGATCGTTGACTCAGAAGATGATTTATCAGCTGACAGACTTAAAAATGCTGCCGCAACAAAAAAATTAGCTATATTCGATGCTTTTGAAATACTTGCTAGAATAGAAGAGGAGGATGAAAGATTAAATGAAAACCCCAAAGAAGCTAAAGAAGAAAAAGCTTTTAGAGGTTTTGCAGAAGGAAGATCTAGATAATGTACGAACAAACCTTAGTAGCAGTATTAAAAGACTATATTAAACCTAAGATATTAAAAAGGTTAAACAGGTATAAGAAATGGGAGTACGGTTATAACGAAGAGCACGATGTAGTTGTGATCAGTAGAACCGGACAAATAGGAGAGGTTTACGAAATACAAGGAATAAAAATAGCATTGCCAAAAGAAAATGATGTTATTAAATTTGAAGGAGACAAGTGGAAACACACGGAATACCCAAAAGAGCTTTCAAAGATAAAATCGGTATTTGATTGGGACGAATACCCTTCACAGTTTAAAGAAAAGTGGTATGACTATATTGATACAGAATTTAAAAGGCGTGAAGAAGGTTTTTGGTTTTTTAATAAAGACAAGCCTTCTTATATTACTGGTACTCACTACATGTACTTGCAGTGGTCCAAAATTGATGTTGGGGCAGCAGACTTTAGGGAGTCAAACAGATTATTCTTTATATTCTGGGAAGCTTGTAAAGCAGATGTACGTTGTTACGGAATGTGCTATCTTAAGAACAGACGGTCAGGGTTTTCTTTCATGGCCTCAGGCGAAACGGTTAATCAAGCTACAATATCCACAGACTCACGATTTGGTATTCTTTCAAAGTCCGGGCCAGATGCCAAAAAGATGTTTACTGATAAAGTGGTACCCATCTCGGTTAATTATCCCTTCTTCTTCAAACCAATCCAGGACGGTATGGACAGGCCGAAGACGGAACTTGCGTACAGAGTTCCCGCGTCCAAATTTACGAGAAAAAAGCTTGACACCAATGAGAAGCTACAAGAGATCACCGGGCTCGATACAACGATCGACTGGAAAAACACCGGGGACAACTCGTACGACGGTGAAAAATTAAAACTATTAGTCCACGATGAAAGTGGTAAATGGGAAAGACCTACAAACATATTAAATAACTGGAGGGTTACAAAAACCTGTTTGAGATTAGGTTCAAAAATTATAGGTAAGTGTATGATGGGTTCAACATCAAATGCTTTAGATAAAGGTGGCGAGAACTTTAAAAAACTATACTATGACTCCGACGCAACAAAAAGAAATGCAAATGGACAGACTCGTTCGGGACTCTATAGCTTGTTCATTCCTATGGAATGGAACTACGAAGGCTACATTGATTCTTATGGATTTCCTGTATTTGAAACGCCAAAAAAACCAGCTGAAGGGCCTGACGGATCACCTATAAAACAAGGTGTAATTGAATACTGGAACAATGAAGTTGAAGGATTAAAAGGAGATCAAGATGGTTTAAATGAATACTATCGTCAGTTTCCAAGAACAGAGCAACACGCTTTTAGAGACGAAGCAAAGCAATCTCTGTTTAACTTAACAAAGATATACGAACAAATAGATTATAACGAAGACCTTAGGAATACATCGATAATAACCACTGGAAGTTTTATGTGGGAAAACGGTATAAAAGACACTAAGGTAATATTTGTACCAAACAAAAATGGTAGGTTCAACGTTAGTTGGGTACCGCCTTTACAGATGCAAAACAGAGTTATAGTGAAAGGTAATACAAAATATCCGGGTAACGAGCACTGTGGTGCTTTTGGATGTGATAGCTATGATATATCAGGTACAGTTGACAAGAGAGGTTCTAACGGAGCTTTGCACGGTTTAACTAAGTTTAGCATGGAAGATGTTCCGCCTAATAGATTCTTTTTAGAATATATAGCTAGACCACAAACTGCTGAGATATTTTTTGAAGACGTATTAATGGCTTGCATATTTTACGGTATGCCAATACTTGCGGAAAACAATAAACCTAGATTACTGTATCATTTCAAAAGAAGAGGCTATAGAGGCTTTTCAATGAACAGGCCTGATAAAAGATTAAACAAATTATCTATAACTGAAAGAGAAATAGGTGGTATACCGAACTCTAGTGAAGATATTAAACAAGCACACGCTGCAGCTATAGAATCATATATAGAAACTTGTGTTGGACGAACAGAAGCTGGTTATGGTGATATGTACTTTCAAAGAACATTAGAAGACTGGGGTAAATTCAATATAAACAATAGAACAAAGCATGATGCTTCTATAAGTTCTGGTTTAGCAATAATGGCTTGTAACAAAAACCTATATTCACCGGTTAGTCCAGTGCAAAAAAAGGTTTACGATTTAGGAATTAAAAGATATGACAATAGAGGTTCTACGTCTAAAATATTAAGATAAATGAAAATACAAACAAATACTGATAGTTCTTTCCCTAACCAGGTTGTTAGCGACGAAGTAAAAGCTAGTTATGATTACGGCTTGCAAGTCTCTAGAGCTATTGAACAAGAATGGTTCAATCAAGGAAGAGGTAACGGTAATAGATACTTAAATAATTGGAATAGCTTTCATTCACTACGTTTATACGCAAGAGGAGAGCAATCAATACAAAAGTATAAAGATGAATTGTCTATAAACGGTGATTTATCTTATCTTAATTTAGATTGGAAACCCATTCCGGTTATATCAAAATTTGTTGATATTGTTGTAAATGGAATGTCAAATAAATCGTATGATATAAATGCTTTTGCTCAAGATCCATTTTCTGTGAAAAGCAGGACTGATTACGCTGCAGCAGTGGAACAAGACATGCTTACTAAGGAAGCTTTGTTAAATATAAAGCAAAATTTAGGTATGGATTTTTCTAGAACAGGTGATTTAGAAAGCTTACCTGAAAATAGAGAAGAGTTAGACGTGCATTTACAAATGACTCCTAAGCAAAACGTAGAGATTGCAGAAGAAGAAGTTATAAGTAACGTATTAGCATTTAACAAGTACGATCAAATAAAAAAACGCTTAGCGCACGATTTAACTACTATAGGTATTGGAGCTGTTAAAACGTCATTTAATAAAGCAGAGGGAATAGTTACTGATTATGTTGATCCTGCTAATATGATTTATTCATATACAGAGCATCCAAACTTTGAAGATATATATTATGTAGGTGAGGTAAAATCCATATCATTAGCTGAACTTAAAAAACAGTTTCCATCGTTATCAGCTTCAGAATTAGAAAAGATACAAGATATGCCAGGTAATTCACAGTATGTAACAAACTGGGGAAATTATGATGGTAATACCATACAAGTTTTATACTTTGAATACAAAACATATTCAGATCAAGTATTCAAAATAAAGAAAACAGATCAAGGGTTAGAAAAAACGTTAGAAAAGCCTGACACATTTAATCCACCAGCTAATGATAACTTTGAAAGAATATCTAGAACAATAGAAGTTTTATATACTGGAGCAAAAGTATTAGGTACAAATATTATGTTAGAATGGAAGCTAGCAGAAAATATGACAAGGCCTACAGCTGATACTACAAAAGTAATGATGAATTATTGTATATCAGCACCTAGAATGTATAAAGGACGTATAGAATCTATAGTTAGTAAAATTACTAGCTTTGCTGATATGATCCAAATAACGCATCTTAAATTGCAGCAAGTAATGTCTAGGATAGTACCAGATGGTGTATTCTTAGATATGGATGGTTTAGCTGAAGTTGATTTAGGTAATGGCACAACATACAATCCAGCTGAGGCATTGAACATGTATTTCCAAACAGGTTCCGTTGTAGGTAGATCACTTACTCAAGACGGTGAATTGAATAGAGGTAAAGTACCTGTGCAAGAATTATCATCATCTAGTGGTCAAGCAAAAATACAAAGTTTAATAGGCACATACCAGTATTATTTACAAATGATAAGAGATGTAACTGGATTAAACGAAGCAAGAGACGGAAGCGCTCCTCATAAAGATTCATTAGTAGGTTTACAAAAAATGGCAGCTAATGCTTCTAACATCGCAACAAAACACGTATTGGACTCTTTGTTATACTTAACAGTTAGAACGTGTGAAAATATAAGTTTAAAAGTTGCTGATGTTATTGAAAACCCTTTAACAGAAAATGCTTTAACAAACGCTATAAGCACGTTTAATACAAAAACCCTTGAGGAGTTAATGAACTTGCAGTTACATGACTTTGGTATTTATTTAGAGCTAGAGCCGGAAGAGGAAGATAAAGCTTTATTAGAGCAAAACATACAGGTTGCGCTGCAAACACAGGCAATAGCTTTGTCTGATGCAATTGATATTAGACAAATAAAAAATATAAAGTTAGCTAATCAATTCTTGAAGCTTAGACAAACTCAGAAAATAAAAAGAGAACAAGAACAACAACAAGCTAATATACAAGCACAAGCACAAGCAAACGCTGAGGCATCTGAAAAAGCTGCAATGGCTGAGGTACAAAAACAACAAGCACTTACTCAAGAAAAAGTAAGTATAGAACAAGCTAAGTCGCAGTTTGAAATACAAAGAATGCAAACTGAAGCTCAAATAAAAAAGCAGTTAATGGCTGAAGAGTTCAACTTTAATATGCAGCTAGCTCAAGTAAGAGCAAATGCGGAAGGAAGTAAAGAAAAAGAAATTGAAGATAGAAAAGATAAAAGAATAAAGATGCAAGGATCTCAACAGTCTGAGTTAATACAACAAAGACAAACAGAAGGATTACCTAAAAACTTTGAATCATCAGGAAACGATGTGTTAGGTGGATTTGGAATAGAAGAGTTCGGTCCTAGCTAATAAACAATTATTTAATTATATTATATTATGTCAGAAGTAAAACAAGAAGGGGATTTTAAAATTAAATCCAAGAAAACAAGTCCTAAGCAATTAGGCAATCAATCTAACGAGCCTATAAAGGTTAACATAGATGAAGTAAAAGAACCAGTAGCTGAAGAAGTTGCTAAGGTAGTAATACCAGAGGTTAAAGAAGATACTATTGAAGAACCCGTTGTAGTTGTTAACGATACACCTGAAGTAGCTGAAGAAGATGGTATTATAGAAATTGTAGACGAAGACGATGATACACCTCCGAATAATCAATTACAAAAAGCTACTGAAGAATACAAGCAAGTGGCGGAGCAAAGAGTACTACCTGAAAACATAGACAAACTTGTTACTTTTATGGAAGAGACAGGTGGATCAGTGGAAGACTACGTTAGGTTAAATGCAGACTACTCAAGTGTTGATGACAAAACACTATTAAAAGAATATTACAAACAAACAAAACCTTATCTAGAATCAGATGACGTTAGCCTACTATTAGAAGACTACGATTATGACGAAGACCTAGACGAGGAAAGAGATATACGCAAAAAGAAAATTGCGTTTAAAGAAGAAGTTGGAAAAGCTAAAAGCTTTTTAGAAAAAACCAAGAGTAAATATTACGACGAAATCAAGTTGAGACCCGGCGTTACTCAGGAACAACAAAAAGCAACAGAGTTTTTCAACCGATACCAAGAAGATCAGAGAATAGCTGAGCAACAGCACTCGGACTTTAAATCAAAAACAAATGATTACTTTACTAACGAATTCAAAGGTTTTGATTTCAATGTAGGTAAGAAAAAGTTTAGATATGGTTTACAAGATCCTAATAAAGTTGCAGAGAACCAATCAAGCATTAACAATTTCGTAGGAAAGTTTCTTGACGATAGCGGTAATATAAAAGACACGAAAGGTTATCATAAAGCTATTTACATTGCTTCAAATGCTGACAAAATTATTAATCATTTTTATGAACAAGGAAGAACAGATGCTACTAAAGAAATAGTTAGTAGTTCTAAAAATCCAAGCACAGAGCCAAGACAAACTACCTCTGGTGAGTTTGTAAACGGAATAAAAGTTAAGTCAATAAGCGGTCCTGATTCTTCTAAACTTAAAATTAAAACAAAAAAATTTAACTAAAAAAAATTAAAAAATTATGGCAAATGTAAGCCCAGTGTTTGGAAGCTTAATTCCAACACAAAAAAAGCAAGCCTTAGAAGGCAATTATTTAAACTTTACTGATGGAACGAGTGATTTCGCACAACAGTACTTACCAGAAATCTATGAAGCTGAAGTAGAGCGTTATGGAAATAGAACCTTAGGTGGTTTCTTAAGAATGGTAGGAGCTGAAATGCCAATGACTTCTGATCAAGTAGTATGGTCTGAGCAAAATAGATTACACATTTCTTATGAGAATGTAATAGCAACTAATGCAGGTGCTGTAGGAGCAAAAGTTTCTACTTTAACTATTCCTGTTGGTGGAGCTGGAGCAACTCTTATTGAAAATGTTGTATCTCCTGGTTCTACAATCGTAGTAATGAATCCAGCAACTGGAGCAGAATTAAACTGTTACGTTGTTGCCTCTGGAGCTACTCCTGGTAGTGCATTAGGTGCAGGTGTATTAACTGTAGCGCCTTATTCGCAAGAAGCCTTAGACGGAACTGGAGCTGGAGCTGCTGAAGTAGATTTAGTAACTGGTGGACCAGCGCTTAAGATTTTCGTATACGGATCTGAGTACGGAAAAGGAACTGGAGATGCTAACAGAGTTTCTGTAACACCTTCTTTCACTCAATACTCTAACTCTCCTATCATTATCAAAGATAAGTATGCAATCAACGGGTCTGACACTGCTCAGATCGGATGGGTTGAAGTAGCTACTGAGTCTGGTCAAGGAGGTTTCTTATGGTACTTAAAAGCTGAATCTGAAACAAGATTACGTTTTGAAGACTACTTAGAAATGTCTATGGTAGAAGGTGAATTAAAATCTGGAAGTTCAACTACAACTGCTAAAGGTACTGAAGGTCTTTTTGCTGCTGTTAAAAGCCGTGGAAATGTATTAGTAGACTTTACTGCAACAACTGGTTTAGCTCAGTTTGATTCAATTCTTAAAAACTTAGATACTCAAGGAGCAATCGAAGAAAACATGTTATTCTTGAATAGAGAAACTTCTCTAGACTTTGATGATATGTTAGCTGGTGTAGGGCAAACAGCCGGAGCTGGTGCTTATTACGGTGGTGGTAGTTCTTTTGGTGTATTTGAAAATTCTGAAGAAATGGCATTAAACTTAGGTTTCTCTGGATTCAGAAGAGGTTCTTATGACTTCTACAAAACTGACTGGAAATACTTAAACGATGCTTCTACTCGTGGAGGTGTTGCTGATGCTGGAATCGAAGGAGTATTAGTACCTGCTGGAACTTCTACAGTTTACGATCAAATATTAGGAACTAACATCAGAAGACCTTTCTTACACGTAAGATATAGAGCTTCTCAAGCTGATGATAGAAGAATGAAAAACTGGATCACTGGATCTGTAGGTGGCGCTGCTACTTCTGATTTAGATGCGATGGAGGTTCACTTCTTATCTGAAAGATGTTTAGTAACTCAAGCGGCTAACAACTTTGTGTTATTCACAGACTAGTACCGATTAAATTAATGTAGTAGTTACCCTTGTTGAACTGACAGGGGTAATTATTACTCTTATTAAAAATTTTATTATATTATATTATGGCAGCAAATGCAACCAAGACTACAGCTAAAAAGCCTGTAGCAAAAAAAGAAATAGTACAAGAGCAAGAAGTAATGACTGCTCCAAAGAAACAAGAACCAGCTAAACCAAGCTGGGAAATAAAGGATAGAATGTATATAGTTATAGGTCAAGCGCCTTTAACATTAACAATTTCATCCAAACATACATCAAGACACCCTTTATTATATTTTGATAAAGACAAGGGTCTTCAAAGAGAACTTAGATACGCAACAAATCAAAATTCTCCTTTTATAGATGAGCAAAACGGTCAAGCAACATTAGGGCATATAATGTTTAAAGACGGCGCTCTATATGTTAAAAAAGAACAACAAAACCTACAAAAACTACTATCTTTATATCATCCATTATTAGGTAATAAATACTACGAACATAATCCAGTAGCTATAGCCGAAGATGAATTAGAAGATTTAGAAGTTCAAATAGATGCAATGATGGCCGCAAGAACTATGGACGTTGATGACGCTGAAGCAATACTTCGTGTTGAACTAGGGTCTAAGGTTTCAAGCATGACAACTAAAGAACTAAAAAGAGATCTATTATTATTTGCTAAAAGACAACCAGATTTGTTTATAGAGTTAGCAAATGACGACAATGTACAATTAAGAAACATAGCTATAAAAGCTTCTGAAATGGGTATTATTAAATTGTCGCAAGATCAAAGAACATTTACTTGGGGATCAAACGGTAGAAAATTAATGACAGTACCTTTTGACGAAAACCCATACTCTGCAATGGCAGCTTACTTTAAAACCGATGAAGGCGTAGAAGTTTATAGATCAGTAGAGAAAAACTTAGAATAACGTGTAATAATAAAAAGTATAAGAGGTTATAATAGCATAGCCTCTTATATTAAACAAGCAAATTTAAAAATAAAAGAAAATGGCTATAAACATAAACAAGGTTTATAAAGCTGTTCTAGTTGTGCTGGAACAAGAAAAAAGAGGAGTGTTGACGCCTAACGAGTTCAACAAGATTGCTACTCAAGCGCAGCAAGAAATTTTTACTCAGTACTTTGATGATTTAAATCAATTGCTTGGAATGCCTCAAACCTCATTGGCTTATGCTGATAGGATGGCTTTGTTAGATGAAAAAATATCTATATTTAAAAAAAATGAAAACGTTGATTTAACTAACAACGTAGCTGTACCTACAGAATCTGTTCAAGAATTAGGTTCTGTTATATACAACAGCCCTACCTCGGGAGTACCAGGTAGAGAGGCTCAAAGAATACAACAATACGAGCTATTTACAACTAATCAATCTCCTTTAACAGCTCCCACATCTTTCTACCCAGTATACATATACGAAGGAAATAAGATAACATTGTACCCAGAATCTATACCAGATGGTAGTGGCGTTGTTCAATTGAATTACTTGCACTTTCCAGCAGATCCTAAATGGGGATTTAATGTAGATACTGAATTAGGTCACTACATATATAATGAGTTAGATTCTCAAGACTTTCAGATACATAAATCAGATCAACCATTGTTGATAGATAAAATACTAGGGTATGCAGGTGTAATGACAAAAGATCAATTTGTTATGTCTTTAGCTAATAGTAAAGAACAACAAATAAACGTTAACGATCAAAAATAATAAAAAATGGCAAATACATTATCAACTAACGCTTTTATATCATTAAATGATATAATAAACAACTTTATAATATCATACACTGGACCTGGTAAACTTATCCCAGATTCTAAACGAACAGAAGTAATATTTCACGCTAGGCGTTGTCTACAAGAATTTGCTTACGAAACTTTGAAAAGTAAGTTTATAGTAGAAGCAAGTGTATTACCAGCCACCTACACTTTGCCTAGTGATTTTGTAACTATAATTAATATAGAAGCAGATAACATGGATTTTGTTCAAGTCAAAGAGAATCCAGGTCAAGCAGAATATGCTATAGATTATAATACTAAAATTGTATCATTTAACGCTGGAAACGTAAATGATCCTGATTTTAAATTAACATACTTGTCAAATTCTCTTACAACAGATGAGAACGCCGCTATTCCAAAGTTAGCAGAAGAGGCTTTATATGCTTGCATGGTTTACGCTATATTAGCAAATAGAGAGAAAACAAATCCAAACTTACTACAAAGATTATTAATAGAAAAAATAGACAAATTAGAAAGATCAAAATCTAGATTAATTTTTACTAACTTTTCTGAATAAAAACATACCAGTATGGCAATAAATGTAAATACAGTGTATCAAACAGTTCTGTCAATACTTAATAAAGAACAGAGAGGTTTTTTAACGCCATCAGAATTTAACAAGTTAGCTTCGCAAGTACAATTAGATATATTTGAAAAGTACTTTGAAGATCTCAATCAGCAAATGAGAATTCCTCAGGCTGATGATGATTATTCTGACAGGTTAATGAATCTTGATGAAAAATTAGCTATATTCAAAACATTTGGTATTGCTACATACAACTCTTCTACTAACCCTAAATTAAAATCTTTCTCATTACCTATTATAAATGAGTATGGGCAGACTGTTGATTTTTATAGGTTAGGAACAGTAACCTATAATCCATCATCATCTACACCTACTGAAGTTCAAAGACTAAATAGAACTGAGTTCTACAATATAGATAAATCAGATTTAACATTACCTAGCGAAAGCTATCCTGTTTATTTGTATGAAAACAGAGGTAATGTAAATAATCCTGGCCAACCTATTAATAGTAACATACAAAATGTATTGTATGTTAAGCCTTTAAGCATAATTAGCGATATAGAAGTTGATTATATTAGAAAACCAATAAACCCTATATGGGGTTTTACTACAGGTAATAGAGGTCAATATATATTCACTAATAGCTATTACGATTCTTCTAACGGAACAGGTTCTATAGATTTCGAACTACACGAATCAGAGCAAGTTAATGTTATTTTAAGAATATTAGCTTATGCCGGTATAATAATAAGAGACCCTCAAATAGTACAAGCAGCTTCAAGTGAGGTTCAACAAAAGGAAATAAACGCAAAATCTTAATACATGGGTTTAATTACAGAAAATAATCAGCAATACTACGCAGGAGTACAAAAATTCTTATCTGTAGCTGGTGCCGGACAAGCTTTTACAACTACATTTGATACTGAATTAGTGTTAGGTAGTTATGATCCTCTTCAGCCAAACTATGCTTTAAACAATTTTAAGTTATACACAGCAAATGCTGGTGTTTTAACATATACAGAATATACTTCACCTTATACCGTATCAGGTAATACAATAACATTTACAGGAAACCTAGCTACCAACACAAGTTTAGTTGTTCAATTAAAAATATTAAGCGGCGGTGAATACGGAAACAGAGATGCTTATGGTAACACTGTTGAGGAAAACTACGGATCTTATTCTTATATAAAGCTTGATGATATTATTAACAACTTTTTAGTTGCTTATGTAGGAGACGGTAAATTAATAACAAGTTGCAAAAGAACAGATCTTATGTTTCACGCAAAGCGTGGATTGCAAGAATTTAGTTATGATACACTAAAAAGTATTAAATCTCAAGAATTAAATATACCTCCAGGGTTGAGTGTAGTACTACCTCAAGATTATGTAAACTACACTAAAATATCTTGGATAGATCAATTAGGTGTTAAAAGACCTATATATCCTGCAAACAATTTAACTACAAACCCATTTGAAAACCCTGTGCAAGATTCAAAAGGTGTGCCAACTCAAGATAACTTTGGCAATAATATAGAGGGAACTTCGATAACAGAGGAAAGATGGAGGTCAGCGGATGATACTTTAATAAACCAAGATGTAACAGACGCACTTTATAACCAAGGTTATGATAGCTGGGGATGGGACGAACAAATATTAGGTCAAAATTACGGATTAGATCCACAATATGCTCAAGTAAACGGATGGTTTACCATAAATCACAGAGAAGGCAAAATGTCTTTTTCAAGTAATTTAGCGGGAGCATTAATAGTTTTAGAGTATATTTCTGATGGTTTAGCTTCCGATATGGAAACTAAAGTTCCTAAGATGGCAGAAGAGGCTCTGTATGCTCATATGAGCCACGCTGTGATAGCTTCTAGGATTAACCAACCTGAATATATAGTAAGAAGATTAAAGCAAGAGAGAAGTGCTAAATTAAGAAATGCTAAAATAAGATTATCTAATATAAAACTTGACGAAATAGTTCAAGTGATGAGAGGTAAATCTAAATGGATAAAACACTAAAATTTAATGGCTAGTTTTAAGAATATTTTCATAAAGTCTAAGATGAATAAAGATCTTGACGATCGATTATTACCTCAAGGAGAATACAGAAATGCAGTAAACATCCAAGTTAGCAAGTCGGAGTCTGAAGACGTAGGTGCTTTAGAAAACGTTTTAGGTAACGAAATGGTTGTTGATTTTGGATTAGTAACTGGAGAAGCAAACGTAATATGCGTAGGCTATTTAGTTTCAGAAGTAAATTCTAGTATTTACTTTTTTCTAACAGACAATACTGTCGCAAGCAATCCTACAGGCATTTACGATGAAGATGCTAAAAACTTTATAACTAGGTCAATAATATCACCTAATACTTCAATACAAAATACAATATTAGTACAAGGTGCCTTTTTAAACTTTTACGAAAACAATCCGATACATGGTATAAATCTTCTTGAAGATCTTTTATTTTGGACTGATAATAGAAATCAGCCTAGAAAAATAAGAGTTAGTGCTGCTGCTGATGATGTTACATATTACAGCATGGAAGATACAATATCTGTAGCAAAGTACATGCCTTATAACGCACCTGAGCTTTGGCAAGAAAGTAGCGTGGTTGGTGAATACGAAACTACCATGAAGGATGTTGTTAGCGCGGTTTTACCAAACGGCACAACAGCTAATCCATACTACAATGCCAACTACCAAGGTGACCCTGATTACTTAGAAGATAAGTTTGTAAGGTTTAGTTATAGATTTAAGTTTGATGACGGCGAGTATTCTGTATTTGCGCCATTTACACAAGAGTGCTTTATACCGAAGCAAGACGGTTATTTTATGTACACTAGTGACGATGACAACGATATGTCAGCAGCTTATAGAAGTACTATTGTTGATTTTATGGAAAACAAAGTTAATCAAATAGATTTACTTATAGACTTACCTACAAATGGAAATCCAAACATTACAACAACTTTAGAAAATGCAACTAGTCAGTTTAAAATAACTGAAATAGAGATATTGTATAAAGAATCAAATGGTTTAGCTGTTATGGTAGCGGATGTTATACCTGCTAGCCAAATAATAAGTCAATATGATGCAGCGGCACCTTCAAATATTTATAAATATAGATATTCTGGAACCAAACCTTTTAGAACACTTCCTGAAGATCAGCTAATTAGAGTTTACGACAAAGTACCTGTCAAAGCTTTAGGGCAGGAAATTATAAGCAATAGAATTGTATACAGTAACTTTCAAACTAAGCACACTCCTCCTTCAATGGATTATAATGTTGGTGCTGGTCCTAAAAGAAATTTTGATATAACAACAAATCCAAATAATGAAACTTCTTGGAACACTGCTATTGTTGAGTACCCTAATAGTACTTTAAAACAAAATAGAAATTATCAAGCTGGATTTGTGTTGTCGGACAGGTTTAGTAGAACAACATCTACCATATTATCAAATACTTCAAACACAACCGTAGCAAGCGCAAGTGTTGCGCAGTTGTCAACTGTATATTCACCATACAATCCAGAAACATTGAACATAGGTCAATGGCCTGGAGATTCTTTGTTTATAGAGGTAAACGAACAAATACCTCCAAGCATGCCGTCGGCTCTTTATCCAGGTATATACAACGGAGATCCTACTAGTAGTGAATATAATCCATTAGGCTTTTACACTTGGAAAGTTGTTGTAAAGCAACAAGAGCAAGATTACTATAATGTATATCTTCCTGGAGCAATAACAGCATATCCAGAAGATACCACTTTAGAAACGGGTTTAACTTCTCATATAACGTTATTAAACGACAATATAAATAAAGTACCTAGAGATTTATCTGAAGTAGGTCCTGATCAAAAACAGTTTAGAAGCTCTGTAAAATTATTTGGTAGGGTTGAGAATTCAAACGTGACCGCAACAGGAGTAACTCCTTATAAATTTGGAGTAGTTAATGAACAATATTATCCATCAAGATCGTCTGATACAGTTTCTACGGTATCTAACATGTTTGATATGTTTAATATTGACCCTACAGGGACTATACCTAATCCGTACCCAGAAGCTTTTTACGAAGCAGAATCAAATCCTTTAATTGGTAGAGTTAGTACGTCAGATAGATTTGGGCAAATAGACCCAACAACAGGAGCTTTAACTTACAGTATACAGAATTTAGCTGTTTACGAAACAGAGCCAGTAGAATCTAGGTTAGATATATATTGGGAAACTAGCAGCTCTGGTACTATAACTGATTTGAATGAGCAAATAGAATCAGACGGAAATCAAACGATATCAGCATTAGCTGGCTTAGATTGGTATTTATCTGAGTATTTTGGAGTTTATAGCGGAAATCCTTTACAACCAGATGTTACAACAACTTCTACCTGCAGCCCTTCAATAGCAAATGGGCAATGTGGTAGATTCAGAGCAGTAGCTACTGGTCAATTTCAGTTTGAAGACTCTGTAACAAATCCAATACAAACTATAATTAATCCAAGTTTAACAGTTGCTGTTAATATAAATGGAATTTCTACTGATGTTTCTGGTGATTTTGAATTAATACAAATAACAGGAGTACTTAATGGTGGGTTAGGCAGCTACATTGATTATAATGGGAATGCTACTACTGCAAAAGACTGGGACACTTTTATTATAGTTAATAAAGCATATAGAATATATAAAACAACTAATAGTGATGCTCAATCTTTTACTTTAACTATAACAGCTACAGATGGAGATCCAAATATTACAAACCCAACCCCTTGGGTGCGTACTTTAAATACAGGTTCTTATGGAACTATATTAACTGATTTATCTACAATAATTGTTGGAGGTGAAACTTTCGGAGATGGCGCTACTACATGGGGACAGCATGCTTTACCAGTTCTTAATTATTTAAAGGCTTGTCCTCAACCCTTAAGAGTACCTGTTGGTTTAACAAATCAACTTAAACTATACGGATCTAATGGATCTAACAGTTTATCCGCTGGATTAAACAATCAAGATGGATTACAATGGAACATATCTTCTCAAACACAAGATGGGAATGCTATCAACATATTTCAAATTAGCAGTATTGGAGAAATAAGTGAGGTTACTTTTGGTACAGCTTATGGTCAATACGCTATAACAGTAACTTTATCAGGTCCTGATGGGCAAACTGATAGCTGTTCTTTTGAATTAGTAGTAGGTGAAGAATTAGCTGACGGTAGTTTTAGTATTGAAAATAGTTTGAGATTATATACTAATTACGCTTACATTTTAAGCGCTCACAATTCAACTACTAATGCTTTCAATCAAATAACAGCAGGAGCAGGTAATTCATTTACTGAAATGTACCCAACTCCTCAAAGCACATTATCGAGTGGAGATGCACTTGTTTATGTACCTGTTACAGGTGCTGGAGGTGATGGAGATAACTCAACTTGTAATCAAGTGCAATACGGAGGCCGACCATACTCTTACCTTGAAAGAAATAAAATACCTTCAGGAACAAACTCTAGCTTAGCTGGTCCTTTAACTAAAGGTACCGCTTATATTAGTTTGCAACCATATATGGATGCGGTTTATGGTAGTACAAATAGTAATCCTAACTTTGAAAATAACAACGATGTATCTTGGGCTATAGAATACAGAGCAGACTCTAGTTCATCATGGGTAGCTGCAAAAGATATAGAAGGAAATGTATTATCTTTTAACAGCGAAGTTAGCGGATATGGTAGTCCTACTCAAATAAGCAGCAATACCGGTATTAATGCTACATTACCAGTACCAAACCCAGGAGGGTCTCCAAATCCTATAACTTCAGAAAGAAATATAGTTTATGGATCCTCTGAAGGGCCTGGGTTTAGCGGTAGTTGGGCTAATTGGATTAGAGTTGGTGCTGAAAATAATACTAGTTCAGGAAGCTTTGGAGGAACTTTTGGTAGAGGTAAATATGGTAGATGGGCAGTTGTAGGTAAAAGCCCTTACTCAAGTGAATCAGATAAGTTTGGCGAATATAGAGTTATAGTACAAAGAATAGGCGGGAATCAAGATAACAGCCAATCCTGTGCGGCTCCTATAGCCAGTAATACTAATAGTCAAAGAAACTGGGCAGGTGCTGGAGCCTACATTAAAACAGGTGATTTTTATTATGACTTAGGTCCTAAGGTAGCCTTTGGGTATAAAATAAATCCAGCATTAAAAAGCAGTCACTTTTTAGCTAAAAACGAAACAACACATAACACAGTGGTATATGCTAGGGAAGGTATACATAGGTATGTTACTACATTCTATGAAGATGCGTTGCTTCAAACTCCTTATACTGGATATACTCAAGTAAACACTAATACCGACGTATATTTATCTTATATTTCTATAGAAGATGACGGACAAGACGCAAACGGGTTCCCTTATACAACACCTTATAATTCAGGAGCAAGCAGCTCTAGTAACGCTAAACTAGCTTTAGCAGCAGAAGGTGCAAGTAGAGATAATGCTACAAACACTACATCTCAGAATTTAAGAACTTGGTCTTGCGAAATGAATCCAACAACTGGTTTAAAAGTAAAAGGATCTGCTCAACCTAGATAACATACAATAAAGGTAAAATACCTGTAAACATGTAATATAAATATTATGGCTTTAATAGAAGTAAAATACTATAATTCATTCACTCTAAGAAAAAGCGTAGACGCAGATAACGGCATCAACTGGTTTGGCTCTAGAGGTATACCTACTGGTCAAGGCGGGTGGCCGCAAGGAACAGTAGCAGATCCTCAGCAAGACGTTAACTGGGCTATAGAAGAATCTAGAATTAGAGGTGGTTATAATAATACTTCTACTTCTTTTGGAGCTAAAGCTTATTTAGTTGAAGACGAACCTAATGGTAGCGTTAGAGGTAATGCAATGATATATTCAGGTATATACAATTCTAGAACTGGTATAAATCAAACAAATCAATTTTCCGTAGGTAAAGAAATAACTAAAGCAATTGATCCTGCTAACGGTAGTATACAAAAACTATATGCTGAAGATTCTAACTTAATCATATTATCAGAAAATAAAGCTAGTAGAGCTCTTATTGATAAAGACGCTATATATACAGCCGAAGGCGGAGGCGTATCAGTTAGTAATTTGAAAACTGTTATTGGACAGATAGTTCCTTATGCTGGTAATTTTGGTATTGGAACTAATCCTGAAAGCTTTGCAACTTACGGCTATAGGAAATACTTTGTAGATAAAAATAGAGGGGCGGTGTTAAGATTATCTATGGATGGAATAACAGAAATATCAAACTACGGAATGATCGACTGGTTTAGAGATAACTTAAGCTCTGTTGATTCGTCTAGCTTTGGTCCAGGTAAAATAGTGGGGGGATGGGATATATATACTAAGCAGTATACTTTGTCTTTACAGCCAAGTACACCACCAAACGCTACACCTGACAATTCAAGTTACAACACATTGCAATTTGATGAAAGCGTTCGCGGTTGGCCATCTTTTTTTACATTTAAACCTAGGTTTACTTTTAGCTTAGCAAACAAAATGTATAGCATAGGAAATCAATCAGGCAGTGATAACAAGCTGTATGTTCACAATAGTACAAATGTTCCTAGAGGTGAATTTTACGGGGATTCTAATAAATCAAAAGTTACTTTTGTAGTAAATCCAAATATAGATACAAGCAAGGTTTTTAAAACTATAAACTATGAAGGCAGCAGTGGTTGGGAAGTTACTCAGTATGTGTCAGATATAACGGGTGTTGATAGTTACGAACTAGACACTTCCGGAAATCCTATATGGATTAATCCTCCACAGTTAAGAGATACATCGAATCAAATATATAGCTACTACGAGGGTGAATATATAATAAACCCTATACAATCAAGTTCTACCTACAATCAACCTGTTTATAGACCAAACTATGTTAGTACTTTTGGAGCTAATAATCCTCCTTATAATAAAGAATATGCTGGTTTTATAAGAAAGGAAAACAAATACTACGCTAACTTAGTTAATAACAGCGAAAACCAAACAATGCCTGGCGAAGTTATATTTGGAGAAGATATGACAGGTATAAAAGGTTACTACTGTACTGTAACTTTGCAGAACGATAGTAGTACTAATCCTGGTGGAGCAAAAGAACTTTTTGCTGTTAACTCTACTTTTGTTGTTAGTAGTTAAAGCAATATAAAATATAAAAGAATAATAACATGATAGAATTTTTAGAAATATTTTTCTTTGGACGAGAAGATGTCCAAATGGCTGTTCTAGATCCAATAATTGGAGGCGCTCTTATATCAGGGGGAATTCAAATATTAGGGGGGTTGTTTGGAGGAGGACAAGCTAAAAAAAGAGAACGAGCAGCACAAGCAGAAAAAGATAGACTGCAAAGAAAACTAACTAATTTAGAAAATAATAGACAAGATATTATAAATCCTTATGAAAATATTAGTGATCTAAGTTCTTTAGCTACTGATTTAAGTAATCAAATGTCTAATCCATTTGCTAATTTAAGCGTAGCAACACAGGCTGCTGAAATGGAAATAGAACAAGCTGATATTTCATTAGCAAATACTTTAGATACTTTAGCTGCTACAGGTGCAAGCGCAGGAGGTGCAACTGCATTAGCTCAGGCTGCTTTACAAAGCAAAAAAGGTGTTTCAGCTAGTATTGAACAACAAGAAGCTCAAAACGAAAAATTAAGAGCACAAGGCGAGCAACAACTAGAACAACAAAGGGTTGCTGAACAGCGAAGATTACAGGGTATTCAAATTGGTGAGGGTCAGAGAATGCAAGGATTAGATGCAGCTGGTAAACAATTTATGTTTGGAGCACAAGAAACTAGAGAACTACAACAATTGAATAGAGTATCTACTCAATTAGGTGGAGCTCAAGCGCAACAAATGCAAGCACAAGCTGATCAAACAGGTGCATATACATCAATGGTTGGAGGATTAGCTGGCATCGCAGGCAGTACAATAGGCGCGATGGCAGAAGTAAGATCCAGCCCTTATGACTCTGAAGGATATTTGAAAGATAAAAAAGTTAGGCCTGAATCTAAATAGAAAAAGAACAGATAATTATGAGTTACGAAAACCCAGAACAGTTTGTCGACAAACAGTCAGGCCAACATTTTAGAAGAATGCAAGAAAGCATAACTAAAGCGGCTACTAGCACTATTGCTAGTTATGTTGATACTTATAAAAGAAATCAAATAAAAATACAAAAAATAAGAGAACAAGCTGATAAAGAAGCATTGGATGCTAAAAATGCTGTTTTTCAAACTGCTTCAAAAAATTCAACAATTCAATTTCAGAATATAAATGGTAAATTTAAAAGGTTAGCAGAGCTGAAGAAAAAAAATCCTAGCATGCTAACGGATAAAGAAAGAAATTTTATCAGGTCTATGGACACTATAGGTACGAGAATGTACAGTGCTTTGGAAAATACCACGGCTAGTTCTTTAGCTTTTAAAGAACAAAGCAGTATCAAACCTGGATCTCAGGGAAGTAATGATGAATTTAGAAATCCTGATCAGTACAATACTATGATGATCATGAATGGTAAAATACCTGGCAGAAAAGAGGCTAGTTATGAAGAGGATGAAAATGGTAATGTTGTTTATTCTGTAAAAGTATACGATGGCAAAGGTAAGTTTGTTGGAGATGTTATTAATAAAAACATTGAGGAAACCATGTTTATAGATAAAGTACCTAATTTGCAGCCTGATATAAATAAAGCAATTGAAAAAGCAAAAGCAATATTAAATATAGAAAGTGAGTTTTCACCTGCGTATATAAAAGATGGAGAGTTAACTGGAAAATTAATGGTTGGTGTTAACAACAAAGGAGTTGGAGTATCTGCAGATTTGTGGGAAAAAACATTAAAAGAGCAAGTTGAGTTAATAGCAATAGGTTTAGATCACAATGAAAAATCTTCTTTTCACAACAATATAACTAGAACTAAAAATACAAAAGACGATAAAGGCAATATTGTAAAAGACGACTTTTCAACTTTATGGGAATATGATCAAGATTTAACTTCTGAGCAAAACACTAATTTTTCACAGGAGCTTTTAAGGTATGCTAACAGTGAAGTAGAATCTGTTAAAGCTAAAAATAAGGTTATGCGAAAGGCTAAGACACCTACAACCGACCCAACTAAAAGCCAACAAAAATTCAATGATAGACTTAATTTTGCAAAAGAGACTTCAAATGAAATTAATTCTTTAATGGGCGATGAAAAAAGTCAAGGCAATAAAAATTTTACCATAAATAAAAAAGGAGCTTTTTTAACTGTTTTAAATAAAAAGCGTTTAGCTTCAGATTCTCAAATAAAAAACATAGAAGATATTAAACCTGATTTTTTAGAACAAAAATTAGAAGAGGGGATGACCGGTGAAGCAGCTACTGCTGCCTGGGAAAAAGCCTCTAAAGATACAGAGTTAGCCTATATAAGAAACGGCAGGATTGTACCTGTAGACTTATCTAGCTCTGACGCTATGAATAAATCAATGTTAGAATTGCTTATTCCAGGAATAAAACCACTTGAAAGAGATAAGTTAGCTAAAGCTATGAAAGGTAAAGAAGGAGAGATTGTAATAGATTATTCACAATTTGAAGAGTAAAATAATTAAATAAAATAAAATTATGCCAAGATATAAAGTAAACGAAAAAACTTATAATTTACCTGAGGATAAAGTCGAAGGGTTTTTGCTACAATTTCCAGATGCCATAGCTATTGAAGACGAAGCACAGGATTTTCCAACAAGCACTCCAGCGGATGCGGATGCAGTGCAGCAACCAATGACAGCATCACAAGCAGGTTTTACGGAATCACCCTCGGTAGATACTCCTTCGGAATCACTAGATCCTGAGCCTAAAAGCAAAAAATTAATTGAGCTAGAACAAAAATTAGAAAAAGCAAAGACTTTTAAAACAACAATGAAAGGTCAAATAATTGCAGATCTAAATGATGAAATTGAAATTGAAAAAAATTTAGCTACACCTGAGGGTAAACAAATAGCTAATGACTTTAATTCTTCTGTTGATGCTATCTTTAATACAAACATTCCTTACCAACTAGAGGAAGGGGTAGTTTTTAAAGATCCTATTGAAGGACAAAGCATGACGGAGTTAAATAAAAATCCTGAATGGAGAAATGCTTTAACAAATAAAATTACAGATAGTTACTATAGACTAAACCCTAGCAAGCCTGCTCCTGCAGAAAGTACTATAAACACTCTTGTAAACGCAAGAATAGACGCTGAACTACAAAAAGAAAAACAAGAAATAGATGCAGAAAGAAGCAATGTAATTCAAGACCTGCGTGATAATAAAAGATACACAGCTACAGTGGAGTTAGGTGTAAAAGACTACTCAGAAAGTCTTTCACCTCAACAAAAGAATATAGCTGATATGAATTCTCGCGCAAAAAAGCTAAGAGATATAAAAGATAACGGTACCGCTTTGGAAGCAGCTAAAGCTTCGGAGGAGCTAAATAAATTATCTAAAGAAGCTAATGATGCTTTAAAAGATTACAATAAAAACTTTCAGTACTGGGTTGATCCTATTACAGGAAACAACATGTCTTTGTCTCAAAAGGAAAAAGATATGCTTACTAATCAATCACAACCTAAAAGTTTAAAAAAAGAAATAGACGCTAAAACCGCTCAATACAAAAAATCAACTGCTGCTCAACTTGAGGAAGCATTTGTTTTAAATGTATTAGAAACACAAGACAATGCTAAAAGGAAAAATCGTATTGTAAAATTAAAATCATCATTTTTTCCATTAATAAATATTTTATCAGGTAAAGGATATAAACCTAATGAAGAAGGAATATATGAAGTAAAATTTCAAGATTTATTACCTCTTAGAAATATAACAGACATAGACAAAGAATTAAGTAAAGCAACTACTTTAGGGTCAAAAGAAGAAACGCTCGGGCAAGGAGGAATGAAAGATATGCTCGATGATTTATATAAAGATAATATAAGATTAAATATAAACAAAGAAGCTTTAACTACTACATTTATGCTTAACATAGATCCAGGTAGTATTAAATCAACCATAGGTAATAAGGTTGGAGATAAAATAGGTGAATTTGTAGGAGCATTAAGTACAGCTACGTTAGGAGAGGATTTAACTAAAAGTATAGGTACAACTCGAAGAATGGAATTAGATGCGATAGAGGAGCTTCAAACGGACTACGGTATAGACATGTCTAAATCCCAGCGAGAAAATTACAGAAGATCATTATCTACTCAAGTAGCGGAAGGCTTAGGAGGATTTGTTCCTGAAATTGTTAAGTTTGGAATGTTAAATGCTGTTACAGGGGGTACTTTATCTGCTACCAAGTTCGGAGCTAAAATGGCTAAATGGCTTAAGCGTACCAAAAACTTTACCCCTACTAGGCAGCAACAAACTCAAAGTTTTATTTACCATGCTCTTTTAGAAGAAGCTAAATTTAAAGCAGTAACAGGTGGCGAATCACAAACAGGTGGCGGAGTTGGTTTTTTTGCAGGTGGTCAATTAGCAAATAAACTATTAAGCAAGTTTAAATTCAGTGGAAAATCTCAAGTTCTTGAACCTGTTTTTCAAAAAATGATTGCTCCAGGCGTTGGAGGTATGGTTGGTAGTAATGCAGCTTTAATCACAGAGGAGGCTATTAAGTCATTGTCAAATAATGTTGATTGGAAAAAGTTTATGCATGAAACTTACGGCAACGTTTATTATGATAAAACAACAGGAACTTTACTTTCCGAAGAAGAGGTTGAAAAAAGAAAGAAAAGCGGTGATGGAAATACAATGGAAGACCGTAGTAAAGGCTTTGAAAAAGGAATTGTAGAGATTTTTATGTTTGCTGCTCCAGGGGCTACAAAATTAAAGCCAATAGATTTCATGAGCGTCGCTAAAAAAAGAGCAAACTTTTCAGATGCTGTTAGGTTATTAGATGAAACAAACACAGATGGTGAATTTAAATTAAAAGGCCAGGAAAGAACTCAAAAGGAAAACTATGCTTTAGAATTAGAAAATAGTTTACTAAGAGCTGATAATTCGTTTTATAACAAAGAGGTAAGCGAATTGACTAAAGAAATAAATAGAGCTAGATCTAAAATTGATGAAGGTAATATTTCAAATAGAGAAAAAAGAATTTTAGAAAAAGAAATCATTGTTGCTGAGTCAAAGATTGAAATGACCAAAGCTGGTATTAAAAAATCTTTTAATAATATAAAAAAATCAGGAGTTTTTCAATCTAAAGGTAAAACACCTGTATTAAAAATAATAAGAAACGAAAAAGAACCTAATGCTTTAGATGGTGATAAGGCTCGATATTTTCCTGAATCAAATGAATTCCAAGTTGATTTATCAAAATATAAGCCAGGTGTTTTTACTCAAGAAGTAGGACATGCTCTAATGGATTTAGCTTTTAAAAACAACGAAAGCGCTGCAAAGAAATTTAAAGAAAGCATTGAAACAACAGTAAATAAAGCTTTAGAAGGAGAGCGTTTTGGTAATTTAAGAGATATGACTTTTCAAGAAATTATTAATGAAAAGTATTCAGATAAAAAACAAAGACCTGAAGAGTATGTAATGAATATTGCAGAATTTTTACAAAATCCTAAATTTAAAGATTTACTTTTAAGTAAAGGTTTATTAACTGGAATAAACAGAACAGTTAAAGAAACTGCGGGTAAATTTGGTATTGATTTATCTTCTAAAAAACCTTTAGAGCTTGGTGAAAAAAATATAAACAGAGCAAGCGATCTTTTAGAATTTTTATATGATCTTGGTAATATAGAAAAAGGTGGTAAAAATATTTCTAAACAATTTGAAAGATTTTCTAATGTAGAAATTGATGGTAAAAAATTAATAGATTTAGAAACAGGTATTGAAATTAAAACAGAAGCAGAAAGACTTAAAGATTTTTCTTCTAAAGAACTAGAAAGTGATAATAAAGATATATTCAGCAAGGTAAACAAAGCTTATAAAGAAGGTATTGAAAACAATCAAAACATAGAAACAACTGGTGTAATGATTGGGTTTGAATATAGACCTATTGTCTTAAAAAAAATAAGAAGATATATAGATAAAAATAATTTACAAGTAGCCAGCGATGTACCTGAATTACTCGCGGACGCTGTAATTATGGATAAAAATGGTGTTCCTGGAATAGTAAAAAGTTACTCTGACGGTCAGAAAGTTATTAAATATATTAAAGAAAATAATCCAAGCAAACAAGAAATTCAAGATTTTGCTAAAGAAAACGGTATACGTGAAATAAGAAGCCAAGAAGGAGCATCTAGATTAGATAAACTTGAAGCAATGGCTAAAGGAACCAAATCGGAAGCTACTTTGACATCAATGATCACTGGTGATGTAGACAAACGTATATTAGGTATTATGCAGAAACCTGAATATGCACAAGAATTTGGAGCAGTTAGATTAGGTGGGTTAGAAGAAAATCAACAAGAAAAAATAGTTCAAGAGTCTACTACAGGAGAAGGTAGTACCGCTTTCTTAGATTTAGCTAAAAACGATAGAGTTTCAAGAAAAACCGCTATAGCAGTATCTAGGCTGCCCGAAGAAATTAATAAAAAAGCAACCGACATAGCTGAAAAAACATTATTACAAAAATTTCCTAAGCTAGGTGCTAGAACTTTAGGTAAAGTTAAGCTTAAGTCAGGTGAAGAAGTTACTTACGCATTATTTAGAAATACTGCCGATGTAAACATTGGAGGAGAAACTTTTAACATTAAAGCTAGAGGTTTTAAAGAAATAAACGATTACTTAACCAGTAAAGGTTTATCTGCTGAAGGCAAGCCTAGTAAGCTTAAAAACTTTAATCAGTTCCAACAAGAAGCTTTTAAGGTAAGTTTATTTAACGAAATAGAAAAAGTAGCGGGTAAACTTAAAGGAGGTGGTAAAGTACCAACGCCTGAATATAACATGTTCCTGGATAATACGTTTAAATTATACAAGAATTATATAAGCCAGTCTAGTATAAATAAAAGATTTAATATATTTTCAGAACCATTAATAGATTCTAAAACAGGTAAACAAGTAAGAGAATCTTCTGATCAAGGTAATCCTGTATTTAAGAAAAAAAATATAACACCTGCGGAATGGAAAAAATATTTTGGAGGAGATGGCACAGGTACTGAAAGACTAGATGGTAAAAGAAGATCTCTTATAGAGACTATATCTATGGAAATAGGTAAAGATGCTATAATGGAAAAATTAGAATCTGACACGTTTAAAAAAATTGTACAAGAAAGACAAACCGAATTAGGCAACGAAGTAGGTGAAAACTTTATATCAAAAATTTCTGTTGAACTAGACAGGTTGCCTTCAGGGGAAATGTCTAAATCTTATTCTTCCGTAGAGCTATTTCATAGGGCTAAAAAAATACCTGGGTTAGCTATTAAAAATGAAAATGAATTTAGAACTTTAATAAACCAGTATAATAGAGGTGAATTAGATAAAGATCTCATGGAGCTCATTAAAGAAGAGGCTACAGAATCTTTTATTAATACAACTAAAGCTAGAAGTTTAATAGCTGAAAATATTAAAAAAGCTATTGGACAAGAAATTTTAAAATCTGAAACAGATATTAATATAAGGTATAATGAAAAAATAGGACACAATAATAAGCTACATAAAGAATTTAGAGATGAAGTTAAATCAACATTAGAGTTGATACCTAAGGAAATTTTAGAATTGCAAAAAACATTATCAGGCGAAAAAGGTTTTATTATTGCTGAAACATTAGGGTATGACGGCGGTATGGGAAAAACTGGAAAACAATTTATAAAAGATTTTAATAATATTTTAGGAACCAAAGCTGATAATTCTATATGGAAACCTGTTTTTGATTTAATAAAAAAGAATAAACAAAAGTTTTTTGCAGAAATTTCAGGAGGCTCTAATAAAACAGGTGTTGGACAAGCTAGAGCAATTGTTAAAAATAATGAATTATCTAACGCTGAAAAAATTAAGGAATTAGATAACGTATATGAAGGAGGATTAAAATATTCAAATGAATTAAATACTGCTTATCACAACGCTATTGTAAAAAGTTTAAATAAAAGTTTAAATACTAAGTATAAAGGTAAACCTTCTGAAAGAATAAAAGCTGTAGAAAGACTATCGCTTATGATAGCTCAAAATAGAAAATTTGGACCTAGGCTTGCGTCTCCATTTACTATATTTGAATTAAACACAAAAGGTGGTTTTTCTAATGAGCATTTAAAAGAGTCTGTAAAATATAAATCAGATTTAATAAATTTACTAAAAAAAGGATTGTTTGATATTGATGGTGAATTAAAAAAAATAAATACTGGATATGAAAGCGCTCTTGTAGACAATACTTCCAGAACTGCTGCTGACAAGGCTTTAGGTAGTGTGTTTTCTTCAGAAATGAAATCTTATTTAAAACTTATTGGGCCGGATGCTTTAGTATTTACTGCTCCGGAAATAGCTAATAAATTAAATAAGTTTTATCACGCTCCTTCTAAAAAGTTATTAGGTGATCACATAGTTGAAAAATTTATAAAAGAAGCTGCTTTACCTAATAAAACAAATTTAAATTTATTAAAAAATAAAGGAATAAACGTTAAAAACATCAAAACAAATTTAGGCGCTTTAATTGAAATGGATAAAATTGATGTTAGTCAAGCAGCATTTTCTTCAAAAGATTTAAATTCTAGCAACTTAAGCAAAACTTTTAATAGAATAATAGAAGGTAAGACTGGTATAAAAGCTAGTGATGTGTATAGCAAAAGTAGAGGTATTAAATCCGGTAAAGGTAAAGGTAGACTAGATATAATACCACCGTCTGCTGAGGACTTTGTAGGATTACTTTATAAAACTTTAGGTAAAGGAAAAGAAGGTGATGCTCAAATGGCTTGGTATAAGAAAAATTTAATAGATCCCTTTGCTAGAGGCGACGAAGCTATTACTAATGAAAGAAACGCTTTGATGCGAGACTTTAAGCAGGTTAAAAAAGAAATTGTAGAAAGCATTGGCGGAACAGATTTTAAGGGGGTATCTCCTTTAACAAAAAAGCTAAAGGCTAATATAGGTGATCAAGTTTATACAGGTGAAGATGCTGTTAGAATGTATATATGGAAAAAGCAAGGTATGGAAATACCTAATATAGATAAAGCTGAAGTAGACGCAGCGGTAGCTGAAGTTGCTAAAGATCCTATGCTAGCAGATTTTGCAAACAAAATTAGAACAATAAATAGGGGTAGACTATATACAGCTCCAGAGAATCAATGGGTTGCTGGTAACATTGCTACTGATTTTTTATCAGGTATAAACACAGAAGGTAGAGCTAAGTATCTAAAAGAGTGGCAAGCTAATGTAGATGCAGTATTTTCTAAAGAAAATATGAATAAGTTAGAAGGAGCTTTTGGTACTAACTATAGAAAAGCTATGGAGAACATGCTGAAAAGAATGAGAACCGGTAAGAACAGAGACGTGAATAAAGATAAATTAGGTGGCAGGGTTACTGATTGGATTAATAATTCTACAGGAGCTATTATGTTTTTTAATCAAAGATCTGCAGTACTTCAGTTAATGTCGGCTACTAACTTTGTTAACATGTCAGATAATAATATATTTAGTGCGGGTAAAGCATTTGCAAATCAACCTCAATACTGGAAAGACTTTAAAATGTTATTTAATTCAGAATACCTTAAAAACAGAAGAGGAGGTCTTGAATTTAACGTTACTGAATCTGAAATTGCAGATATAGCTAAGCAAGGCGGTGTTAGTGGTTTGATTTCTAAAATATTAAAAGTAGGATTTACCCCAACACAGATAGCAGATAGTTTTGCTATTGCTGCAGGTGGATCTACATTCTTTAGAAATAGATATAAAACCTATTTAAAAGAAACTAATGCTGAAGGCGAAAAAGTTTACACTGAAAAAGAAGCTAAAGAGAAAGCATTTTTAGATTTTAAAGAGACAGCTGAAGAATCACAGCAATCAAGCAGACCAGATAAAATTAGTCAACAACAAGCTAGCGACTTAGGTAGACTTATATTATCTTTTGCTAATACACCTAGTCAGTACGCTAGAATAATTAAAAAAGCTACACTGGATCTTAAAGATGGTAGAGGAGATGCTAAAAGTAATATATCTAAAATAGCTTACTATTCTTTTTTAACAAACTTAGTCTTCAACGGTATGCAGAAAGCTTTATTTGCTGAAGCAATGGGAGATGACGACGAAGAACCACGTAATGCTGCCGAAAGGAAAGCAAAAGAAAAAAGACAATCTAAATATATAGATGTAGCTAACGGTATGATAAGTTCATACTTAAGAGGTACAGGCGTTAGAGGTAATGTCTTGAGTACACTTAAAGATATGGGTCTTGAAATATATAAACAGCAAGGTAAAACTGTTCAAGATTATGACAGGGTTGCAGATGCTGCATTAGGATTTTCACCACCTATAAGATATAAGTATATACAAATGAAAAGTGCTGGACGAAAGTTTACTTTCCCAGGCAGTAGAAAAGAAGTAAAAGAAAAACTTTTAGATATAGATAGTCCTGCTTTGATGGCAGGTGCTCAGTATACATCAGCACTTACGAACATTCCTCTTGATAGAGCTCTTAAAAAAATAAACAATATAGTATTAGCCAGTAACAGTGAGCTTGATGAAATCCAAAGGATAGGATTAATTTTAGGTTGGTCTACATATGATTTGAATATACCTAAAAAAGGTGGAGCTAAAAAGAAAAAGAAAGGTAAGAAAAATTTTAAAACGACAAAATTTAAAACGACAAAATTTAAATGAAATTAAAATATTTTACATACGAAGAGTTTGACTCACCTGATGTTCAGGGTAGTGGTCAATTAATGAATGAGGAACTACTTAACATGCTTGACATTGTTAGAAAAAAGTACGGTAAATCTATTGTTATTAACTCAGGTTATAGAACTGTAAAACATAATGCTAAAGTAGGTGGAACTTCTGAATCATCTCATACAAAAGGTTTAGCGGTTGATATTGCATGTAATAATTCTACTGACAGATTTAAATTAGCAGGTATATTAAGAGAAGTTGGATTTAAAAGAATTGGCATTGCTAAGACTTTTATTCACGCTGATATAGACAAAGATAAAGCGCAAAACGTATTATGGACTTATTAAAAATAAAATTATGGAATTAACAAAAGGATCACCATTTCAATTAAAAGATGCATGTTATCATAAGGTAAAAAAACAATACAAAGTATTCCCTTCGGCATATGCAAGTGGAGCAATAGCTAAGTGTAGAAAAAATAAAGGTAAAAAGTAATGAGACAGTCACCGTTGTTTGTTAGAAAAACAAAAGAAGGTGCAAACCTTAAACGCTGGTTTAAAGAAAAATGGACTGACGAAAAAGGCAACCCTTGTGGATCTACTAAGAATAAAAACACTAAAAAGTGTAGACCTAGTAAAAGAATTAGCGGTGATACCGTAAAGACTTGGAGTGAAATGTCTTCAGCTGAAAAGAAAAAAGCTGTAGCTGAAAAGAAAAGAGTTGGGATGGGTAAAAGAGCATCCAATATAAAAAGAAAAAAATAGGAGTAAAGATTATCAGGCGTACCATACCTGCAATTCCTATAAAAGAAAGGGGCCTCGTTATGAGACCCCTTTTTTAATATGTATAGATTATTTAATTATTTATACATATTAATTATTATATGTATAAAAAAGTTATAACTTTTAGCCTTTAGCCATCACAAGCTAAACAATCTTCACTCATAGCTTGCTGAGCTATATCTCCACGTAAAACAGATTCTGTTCTAGTATAATATAAGGTTTTAACACCTTTCTTCCAAGCTTCAAAATGAACTTTGTTCAACCACTTAGGTGTAGCTTCAGATGGAAAAGCTAGGTTTAAACTAACGGACTGATCTACGTATTGTTGCCTAAGACCAGCTTGATTAACTAATTCTAATTGATTAATCTCTTTAAAAGTTTTAAAAACTTCTTTAACTGGAATGTTATGGCCCATAGTAATATTATCCAAAGCATCGATATCCTGTATGCTACCTCCGTCAGCCAGTATTTTATTCCACGTTTCATTTGTATTTAGTTTATGTTTCTTTAATAGTTTAACTAGCGTCGGGTTTTTCCTAATGAAAGTCCCCTTTGCACTCTGCTCTGTAAAAACATTCGCAGCCCACGGCTCAACACCAGGAGAAACATTACCGCTAAGCTTGCTATTAGAAACAGTAGGAGCAATAGCACGGAGATGAGTATTACGCATACCCGTCCCAACACACCATAAAGGCTCGCCGTAAATTTCTGCCAAGTCTCTCGAGGCTCTTTCACTTTCAATTTTAATTTGCGAAAATATTTTCCTAGTTTCAAACTGAGATAGTAAACCCTCGAAAGGAATACCTTTTTCTTGGAGATAGGTGTGCCATCCGAGTACACCAAGTCCCAATGCTCTCCCTTTCTGCGCAGACCGAACAGCATTTTCAAACCCGCGAAGTCCCTTGGCTCTTTGAATAAATTCCTCCATAACT